TATCGAACAAAGCGGACCGCCTGGTCGAAATAGTAGCTGATGGCAAGATTGATGACTCTGAACGATCAGACATAGAGGGCATCATCATGACGCTGGATAACCTGGCCAAGATCAAGGATGAGCTGGTTATCCAATACGAACGGCAATTCCACAGCAAATAACAGGGCTTATTAAAGAAAGGAAGAAAAGACAATGCATGAAATTAAATATTTTTGCGATGTATGCGGAAAACAAATCGAACTCCAACACAAAGATTCTTTTGAAATCAAATTTGGGCATAGCGTGTTTGGTGGTACCGAACTGGAGTTATGTGTCGATTGCGGCCAGAAGCACATCGATTATTTGAACTCAATCAAAAAGAATAATCCGGACAGCAAATAGTTTGGAGACCGCTTGCTATCCGGATCTTGATCAAACACTTCTGAGTTAGCTTATTTTTCAGCCAGCAATTCAGAAAGGGCTTCAGCAAGAAGAGTCGCATTTGCTTCAATTGTTGCCTTAGCTAAATCAGCGATTGCTTTCTTGCCTTCATTTGACACTGTCTTGTCTGAGACACCGAAATTGCTGACTTTTAGGAATTTGAAAACTTCAAACTCAAACTCGCTTTTAGCAGCATCTTTGGCTTTGACAACAGCATCAATGATTTTATCTTTATCCATTCAACATCACCTCCTTTCTGAGGTGATTATACAACAAACAAAAAGACCGACCCGGTGCAACGGATCGGTCACCGGCGAAGGCCGGGGAAAGGTACAAGGTGATTATATCACATGCCACGCTTATATATCGACATCCGTCAGCGCTGCCGGGAGATGGGCATTGACCTGGCTTACCTGGCCGAAAAGACCGGCATTTCAAAAAACTCCATGGCCCGGCGCATGACCGGTAAGCTGCCCTGGACTCTCGATGAGGCTTACACAATTCTCGATGTGCTCAAGCTCAGTCCGGACCACCTGATTAAACTCTTTCCTCGGGGAGGTAAAGCATCATGACTAAGTTCATCATCGCCACTGTCGTGATCAACCTGATCGCCATGATCGCCGTCATCGTCGCCGCCAATCGGGCCCACAAGAAAGACCAGGAAGACTACATCGACAGGGGGCCAAAGCCATGGTAGGAAGCCACCTGATGTATGCCGAATCTATCGACGGGCTCGAAAATGTCTACTCACTCCTCGCCGCCATACTGGGTGGCAAATCAGCCGAAACTTCCCTTGAAGAATGGGGACTCGAGCCGGTCCCGCAGCCGATCGAAGAGCGCAACGCGGACATGATCCGGATGCGCAAGGCCGGCCGGACCTATCAGGAGATCGGTGACCTGTTCGGGGTCACTAAGCACGCGGTATACCGGGTGTGCAAGCGGGGAGGAATGGTTGGATGCATGAACTGACAGCAAAGCCAGGAGATTACCGCTACAAGCTGGAATACACCGGACGGTCCACCCACAGCCTCGGAAATTGCGAAGTGTGCGGCCAGCACGCCGACGAAGTGTTCCACCAGACCGAAGAGCAGCACTACGAATACAAGCGCTATGGCCGGGCTGGCTGGACCACTTACGGATGCCGGAGCTTGTACGGTCACAAGAGCTGCCTGCTGGCGGCCAGAAAGGACGGAAGCAATGAAGCAGACATTGACGGCCATGGCCGTGATCCTGCTGATGCTGGCAGCGTCGAGCAACGCACCGGAGCTGATCTTTGACCTGATATGGAGGGTAGTGCGGTGAGACCAATCAACCTAGATGATTGGCTCCGGGGCGAGGCGTTCAGGTACGCAGTCGAACAGGCATTCTATTTTCTGCCAGGTGAGACCAGAGACGGCAGGATGGATGCAAAGGAAAGCGCCAGGTACGTCCTTGATCATTTCGACAAGTTTGTTGACCGGGCCAAGAAATCGCAAATGTACAACGGGTACTGGCTTTACAGCAAACAAGTGACCAAGACAGGAATCGAATGCAATACCAGGATGATGGGCGGGTATCAAGTCTTTGTAACCTGGACGGAAATCCGTGACCTGCTGATCAAGTGCTTTGAGAACGATGAAAGCATGGGCGAACAAATTTCACTCGCTGACATTATGTCAGCAGGATTTTACAGGGAGGCAGGGCCGTGACTGATTACCGCATCGTTTTTCACAATGGCATCATGTGGGCCAAAGTCAACGGCGAGATCGACAGGGCGCCAGTGCACCTGGGTGACCGAATCCTAATTCCAGGCGAAATCCTGGCTATGATCGGCACCAAACGCCGCTCATCATTCAACCCCGGCGAGCCGTTCAAGTATGTCGGCAAGATCGATGACAACCTGCTGCTGTTCCATTTTCTGTCTGACAAGCAGGAAGGTCCGTTCTATCCCAGCCTGTACCTGATTGATGCGTTGACTTTGATTTCAGTCAACCCGGCAAATGGGTCTGCCTGTGACGTAAGGGCATGAATACTATGGACAATCAAATCACATTCCAAGACCTGTACCAGCCGTACTACCTCGAATGGTGCCGGCAGACAGGACAAGTGCCTGGAAATCGATACAAGACATACGAGTTTCTAGCCTGGATCTCAGAACGACACCGAGAGTTTAGACTTCTGACCGGTTGGCCAGACGGAACGGCTGGACTTCAGCCATACAAAAACGAATTTATCAGGTGGCTTAGGAGCAAAACATGACAGCACGACTATCCATCGGCATGAAGCACGAGATCGCCCATCGGTACATGGCAGGCGAGACTGCACCGGCACTGGCGGACGAGTACGGCATAGCAAAATCAACGGTCCGGCGGATCACCGAAGCGATCCATCCCGGATTTAGAAAGACGGAGGATGACCATGGACGTTCATGATTGTACGACGTGTGCCCATCAGTGCGTGCTGCCGTACCAAGAGCCATGCGACTCGTGCCAGGACATAGGCGTAGCGATACCAACGAATTGGGAGGAAAGAAAATGAACAAGATTGTATTCCAAAAGATCCCGAAGGTCATGCGCGAAAAGAAGTCGCAGCAGATCCGGGTGACCACAGATGTCTATGAGCAGCTGCTCAAGATCTGCGACGAGACAGGCCTCACGCTCTGCAAGGTGACCAGCAAGATCATCAAGGCCGCGCTGCCACATGTCGAGCTGTTGGAGTCTGCATTCCCGGCGATCGATGACCCGGAGGATGACGATGAGTGACGACGATCAGCCGCCGTATTCAGAAAAGGATTACCAGGAAGCAAAGGCCCAGGGGCTAGATCTGGATAACTGGAATGACTATGTCAAATTTTACCATTTAGGCGAGGAGGAAGAATTCGAATGAGCATCAAAATCAACAAGCTTGAGATCGAGAACGTCAAGCGGGTCAAGGCGGTCAAGATCGAGCCGACGGCAACCGGGCTGACGGTCATCGGCGGCAAGAATCGCCAGGGCAAGACCAGTGTGCTGGACTCGATAGCGTGGGCACTCGGTGGCGATCGCTACCGGCCCAGTGAGCCCCAGCGTGACGGGTCCGTGATCCCGCCGTCCCTGCACATCGTCCTGAGCAATGGCCTGGTCGTCGAGCGTAAGGGCAAGAACAGTGACCTCAAGGTCATCGACCCGAACGGCAAGAAGGGCGGCCAGCAACTTCTCAACGAGTTCGTTGAAACACTTGCCCTGGACCTGCCGAAGTTCATGCAGGCCAGCAGCTCTGACAAGGCTAAGACGCTGCTCCAGATCATCGGAGTGGGCAATCAGCTGTTCGAGCTCGAGCGCCAGGAGAAAGAACTGTATAACAAGCGTCTGACGATCGGACAGATTGCGGACCAGAAAAAGAAGTTCGCCGCCGAGCAACCATATTACCCTGACGCACCGAAAGAACCGGTATCGGTGACGGACCTGATCAAGCGCCAGCAGGACATCCTGGCAAAGAATGGCGAGAACCAGCGCAAGCGCCAGAACCTGTCATTCCTGCAGGGCCAAGCTGAAGACATCCAAGTGAAGATCAATGACTTGCTGGCAAGGCAAAAGTCCATACTGGCTGATCTCGAGATCGCCCAAAAGTCTGCATTGGACCTTCACGACGAGTCAACCGCCGAGCTGGAGCAGAGCATTACCGGCATCGAGGAGATTAACTCCAAGGTCCGCAAAAACCTGGACAAAGACAAGGCTGAGGAAGACGCCAAGGAATACGAAAGCCAGTATTCCGAACTGACAGGCCAGATCAATTCTGTCAGGACAGCAAAGACCGAGCTCCTGAACGGGGCAAAGCTCCCGCTGCAAGGATTGTCCGTTGTGGATGGCGAGCTGACATTCAACGGGTTCAAGTGGGACAACATGTCAGGAGCCGACCAGCTGATCGTCAGCGCGGCGATCGTCCGACAGCTTAATCCGAACTGCGGGTTCGTGCTCCTGGACAAGCTTGAGCAGATGGACCTCGATGAGCTAAAGCGCTTTGGCGAATGGCTCGAGGCGGAAGGCCTGCAGGCGATTGCCACCCGGGTCAGCACCGGCGAAGAATGTTCCATCCTGATTGAAGACGGGTACGCAGTCGATCCGAATTATCACGAAGATCCAGTCAATACAATCGAGACCGCACCGGTCTGGAAAGCGGGGGAGTTCTAAATGCAAATAATCAAAGGAAAAGTCGCAGTCGCACAGAAAACCGTCGTGTATGGCCCCGAAGGAATTGGCAAGTCAACGTTTGCCTCCAAGTTCCCATCGCCGCTGTTCATCGACACTGAGGGCAGTACCGTCCACATGGACGTGACCAGGACTGTCCGCCCATCCAGCTGGACCATGCTCATGGAGCAGGTAAAAGAGGTACGTAACACTCACAAAATCTGCGGCACGCTCGTGATCGATACGGCTGACTGGGCCGAGATGCTTTGCATCGACCATATATGCGCCAAGCTCAACGTCAAAGGCATCGAAGACCTTGGCTACGGCAAGGGCTACACCTATCTCGAGGAAGAGTTTGGCAGGCTATTAAACCTGTTACAGGAAGTAGTTAACGTCGGGATCAATGTCGTGCTCACGGCCCACGCTCAGATGCGCAAGTTCGAGCAGCCGGACGAGCTCGGAGCCTACGACCGGTTCGAGCTCAAGCTCGAGAAAAAGACATCTGCACTGGTAAAAGAATGGGCTGACATGGTCCTGTTTGTAAACTACAAGACCATCGTCGTCAATGTGGATAACCAGGGCGCTGCCAAGGGAAAGAACAAGGCCCACGGCGGGCACCGGGTCATGTACACATCCCATCACCCGTGCTGGGACGCCAAGAACCGCCACGGTCTGCCCGAAGAAATGCCGTTCGACTTTGCCGGAATGGCTGGACTGTTCCAGGACGAGACGGCGCCGATCCCGCCGCCAAGTCAACATGACCAGGATATCAAGGCTTTCATCGATAACCAGAAGGTAGCACCAGCTCCAGATCAAATGCCGGTGCCACCTGCTCCGACAACCGCACCGGCTGCGCCTTCATACAGCGTCAGCGACAGGGTGCCAAAGACCTTGCGGGATCTTATGGTTCCAAATCAGGTCACTGAGGCAGAGATTCAGGCGATCGTCGCCAAGAAGGGTTACTACCCTGCCGACACTCCGATCGAAAACTACGACCCAAATTTTATCTCCGGCGTACTGGTCGGAGCATGGACACAGGTCTTTAGCGCAATCGAACAGGCAAGACTGCCTTTTGAAGTTTAATCCATAGGAGGATAGCAACATGGTTGACAATTACAATCAGGAACGTGAATTTGGCTGGGATGATGTCATCCAGAAAGACTCTGATGAGTTCACCATATTGGAAGAAGGCGACTACAACTTCGTCGTCACCAACTTCGAGCGCGGGCGCCACGCCGGCAGCGACAACCTTCCGCCTTGCAACAAGGCTACCGTTCATATCAAGATCGATGGCCCGACCGGAAGTGTCACCCTGAAACATTCACTGTTCTTGCATTCCAAAACCGAGGGTCTGCTCAGTGCTTTCTTCGCCGCGATCGGCCAGAAGAAAAAGGGCGAGACGCTCAAGATGAACTGGAACACGGTCATTGGATCGACCGGACGCCTGAAGCTTGGTATCCGCAACTGGACCAGCAAAAGCGGCAACCCGATGCAGTCAAATGAAGTTTCCAAGTTCTACCCTAAGGATGATCAGCCGGCACCGACAGGCTTCACCGCCGGGAGGTTTTAATCCATGAAGCTGCGCCCGTACCAGGAAGCGTCCAAGAACGCCATCATGGATGAGTGGGCCAAGGGCATCCGCCGGACATTGCTGGTCCTACCGACCGGAACGGGCAAGACGATTGTCTTTTCAAAGGTGATCGAGGAGCAGGTGAGGGCCGGCCAGCGCGTGCTGGTCCTCGCCCACCGGTCCGAACTGTTGGATCAGGCTGCTGACAAGCTCGCTAAGTCAACCGGGCTCCTGACCGCCACAGAGAAAGCTGAAGAATCTTCGCTCGGCAGCTGGTTCAGGGTGGTCGTCGGGTCCGTCCAGACCCTCATGCGTGAAAAGCGTCTGAAACAGTTCGACCCGGATCACTTCGGCTGCATCATTGTCGACGAGGCCCACCACTGCATCAGCGACAGCTACCAGCGCGTCCTCAATTACTTTGACCAGGCTAATGTCCTTGGTGTTACTGCGACCCCTGACAGGGGTGATATGCGAAACCTAGGCAGCTACTTTGAATCCCTGGCTTATGAATACACCTTGCCAAAAGCCATTAAGGAAGGTTTCCTGTCGCCGATCAAGGCGCTGACAATCCCGCTCAAGCTTGACCTAACCGGGGTCGGCCAGCAGGCCGGAGACTTCAAAGCGGCAGATCTCGGCACAGCTCTGGACCCGTACCTTTACCAGATCGCCGAAGAGATGGTCAAGCACTGCCTGGACAGAAAAACGGTCGTATTCCTGCCACTCATCAAGACATCACAGAAGTTTTGCGAGATCCTGCGGTCCAAGGGATTTAGCGCCGCCGAGGTTAATGGCGAGAGTAACGACCGGGCCCAGATCCTTTCAGACTTTGACGCCGGCCGATACAACGTCCTGTGCAATTCGATGCTTCTGACAGAGGGCTGGGACTGCCCGTCAGTCGATTGCATTGTCGTCCTGCGCCCCACCAAGGTCAGAAGCCTTTACAGCCAAATGGTCGGGCGCGGTACCCGGCTGCATCCTGGCAAGGATCACCTGCTGCTGCTGGACTTTCTCTGGCACACAGAGCGGCATGAGCTGTGTCACCCTGCTCACCTGGTCTGCGAGTCAGGCGAGGTAGCCGACAAGATGACTGAGAACATCGAGCAGGCAGGCGCTGCGGTCGACTTGGAAGAAGCCGAGAAAAAGGCAGCCGAGGATGTCGTGGCGGCCCGCGAGGAAGCATTGGCCAAGAAGCTGCAGGAGATGAAGCATCGCAAGAAAAAGCTTGTGGATCCACTGCAATTCGAGATGTCAATCCAAGCCGAAGACCTTTCAGGATATGTGCCGGCATTCGGCTGGGAACAGGCACCACCGTCGGATGGCCAGAAGAAGACACTCGAAAAGCTCGGCATCCTGCCAGATGAGATCGACAATGCCGGCAAGGCCGCGTTACTGCTAGATAGGCTGGAAAAGAGACGCACCGAAGGCTTGACCACACCGAAACAGATCAGGTTCCTCGAAAGCCGAGGTTTCCAGCACGTTGGAACCTGGCCGTTTGAGCACGCCAAGCACCTTATCGACAAAATTGCCGCCAATGACTGGCACATCCCGAGAAACATCAACCCGCAGGAATATCACCCACAACAAAAAGGAGCGTAACCGGCAATGGATCATCAGCTTGATTTGATAGGACTACTCAGCTATATCGATCCTTGCCAGCTGGACTACACAGAATGGGTGAATGTAGGCATGGCCCTCAAACAGGAAGGTCATACTGCGTCAGATTGGGACAGGTGGTCCAGCAGGGACCAGCGCCGGTACCATCCTGGCGAGTGCTTTCGTAAGTGGGACAGCTTCCAGGGCGGGTCAGGCTCAATCGTCACCGGTGGGACCATTGTCCAGATGGCCAAAGATCACGGCTGGGCGCCAGAGTATGACGAGGGGCACGAGCTTGACTGGGACGACTACATCAGTGCCAAGCCGGACCATGTGATCATCGACAAGAACTGGATCGAGGGACGGGAAGTATCTGAGCCTGACAAGTGGAACCCGACGGCAGAGCTGGCCAGGTATTTGGAAATCCTTTTCGAGTCAAGCGAGAATGTCGGCTATGTCACAGAGTCTTGGGAAAAGGACGGCCGGTACATGCCGGCCAAGGGAGCCTATGACCGCACAGCCGGCGAGCTGATCCAGCAGTTGAACAAGTGTAATGGGGATATCGGATCAGTCATTGGAGACTACAATCCGACGGTCGGCGCTTGGATCCGGTTCAATCCTCTCGATGGCAAGGGTGTCAAAAACGAAAATGTCACTGACTTTCGCTATGCCCTGGTCGAATCAGACACCATGGAGATCGACAAGGAGAATGCCATTCTGCGCGAACTGGAACTGCCGATCGCTTGCCTGGTCCATTCCGGTAA